CCTCAGAACCTCCTGAAAGCAACGTCATTCCGAACGAATTAATCATGAGATATTCGTTCTCAGGGAAATTGAAATCCACCCGATAATAGTTTCGATAAGAGGTCGTGGGTGTCTGCTCGGACTTAACGTATGTCCAGTTCGAAAATGATCGAGTGAACAAGGCTGCCTGTGTCCCGCTGTCGAACAGCAACTTGCCCGCCCCGTCCCATAACCTCAACCCATAGTTGGCCACAGGTTGGGCCGCGAATGCCGCCACAAAGTAACGCCCGTTTGGCTGCGCCGTGGTAACTCCATATGTCCTGACATAGAACCCGGTCCAATTCCCCGGGCCTCCCGTCAAATACATCTTCCCTGCTGCGGCGATGACGTTTGTGGTGTCTGGCCGGATGAATACCAACGGGGGCTCTTGCGAGGTCACAGGCCTAACGAACGTGGTCAGCGAGCCAAGACCACCTTCCTGATTAGCTGCGTACCGACCTCCGGAGATGACGCAAAGCCGTGCGAACTCAGAGTCAAGAATGACGGTATTCTGATTGTTGGTGAAGCTGAGGCCGTAGGTCATTTGAACCTCATCACAATGAGTCGCATCGAGCCCGAAGCCGTGTTGAATATGGCAGGCGAATTTCTCATCCAGTTCGCTACCTCGACCACACCGTTTCCCACCAAGACTTCGAACTGTCGATCATTACTACCGTAGTTACCTATGGGTATAACAACGGCATTCGCATTGTCCGGCGTGCATCCTGGTACTGAAAAACTTTGCACTCCGCGTTCAATGCCGAAGCTGACTACCTGAGACAGCACTACTCGAATAGTGAAAGAGTTTTCGTCCAGTTGCAGGGCGCCATCGGCGCCCCACACTCTCATTCCATAAGCCATCACTCACCCCAAGTTGCCAAGCTGAACACGCAAGGTTCCGTTCTGGTCGTATACCTTGACGCCGCTTCCGGTTATCACGATCCGCCCAGCCCCTGGCGTAGCGCCATTCATCTCGAAGTACCCCGTTTTCGATATGGCCCATCCCGTTTGCCCTTGAACCCAGTTGTTCGACTGGATTACCTCGCCAATCTTTGCATTGGTGATTGATCCATCCTGAATGAACGCATCGCTGATAAAGGTCTGCCCGTTGACCACCGCAAACGGGGCAGTCAGAACATTGCCCGCTACGGTGTTGAGCACGGCAAACCGGTCGGCACTGACGACAAATGAGGACTGCAACGCGCCGGAACTGTTATCGAGCCCCAGGCCAAACCCAGCGGCGTAGTACTGACCGCCAGACGAGAGGGCCAGTCGGACGCTGTACGAAGCTGCAATCTGGTGAGCAGAATCCGCAATCGTCGTCGCCTGTTGCTGGAGTTGAGCGGTATTGCCGCCGACCGTGCTCTGCAGGCTGGTGATCTGCTGGGACTGCGACGTCTGCGTTGCGCCCTGCGTGGTGACAGTCGATGTCAGCGACTGCAACGCGCGGCTCGATGCGGCAGGCCCGACACGACCGACAGCAATCCAGTCGATATCGAATGCGCTACCGCTCACAAGTCCAAGATCGACACGCAAGGCCGTGATGGTGCTGGACGTCCAGTCCGCTCCGCCTGCGGTGAGCGCCGCCATGTCAAACTCGAGGATGGTGCTTGCGCCAATAGCGAGGTTAGGGTTTGCGAGCACCTTGCGGAAAGATGCCGTAAAACCGTGCCCGCTGGTGGAGTAGAAGAACTGACCATCCCAGTCGGTTGCGGCGGCTCCAGCGCGGCGCGTGATGGACATCCGGACCTTCGTAAACAAGCCTCCGTTGATGGACAGGCCGGACACTTGAATGCTCGGATCGCCAGCAGTCGCGGTTTGGCGCATTACCCCAGCTGAAGGGAACGACAAGGTCGAGTTGTTGGCCGTCCAGCCCTCTGCCGTACTGTCAAAATTCCACGTTGCGTTCTCTGCCGGGTCAAGCCCGGAAGCGCCCAAGCTGCCCTGAATGGTCGACACCGATGTTTGAAGATCGGTGATGCTGGACGATTGCGCTGTGTTCACGCCCTCAGCGCTGGTTACCCGATTCGACAACGTCTGCAATGCAGCCGCGCTGGCCTTGGTCGCAAGCCCGTCCGTGGTGCTGTTCACCGCATTCTCAAGCGTCGTAGTCCGCGCAGCAACACTGGTCAATGTGCTGCCCTGCTGGGTTACGGCCGACGACAAAGAGTCGACGGCCGCAGAGGTAGCCGCCTGAGCGGTCGTTACGGCCTGGACTGACGGGCTGTATGCCTTGGCCGTCGCCCCTTCCTGAAGCTGAACGTTGTCCAGTTCGAACCAGGCGTCCACCGTCGAGCCACTGCGGTTGAACATGCGGCCGGCGTACACCTGCGCACGGGTGGCGCCCGATGGACAGATGCCAATTAGGGTGAACCGCTGGAAGGAATCAGTTAAAGCTGTTTCAGGAAGGGTTGGCGTGTTCACCACTGAACCCGCCTCGTTCATGAACTGGATGTACATCGCCAGTTTCATGGTTGAGGCCGATCCACGCGCGTAGACGCTCAGCGTATAGGACTGGCCCGCCGTGACCTTCGGACGCTCCAAGCCTTCGCTCGGGTTGAAAAGAAGATCGACGTAGTTGCCATTCACCATCCCGGTACGCGTGATTCGTAAAGCCATGGTGCTGGCAGACAACGGCGACGCTACTTGCTGCGGCACGCCTACCACCTGACCACCCAGGTTCCAGTACAGCGGTCGTGCGGTTGAAGATGATGCAGCCTGCTCGAACGAACTGTTCGGCAGCAGGTTGTCGCCGCCCATGCTGCCGATGTTGTTGTTCAGCTGGATAAGTTGACCGCTCACGCTGGTCAGGCCGGTTTCTGTTTGCGTAACGCGAGCTGTCAGAGCGCTGGTCGCTGAGGCCTGGGTGCTGATATCAGCTGCCGACACCTGTCCGTTATCTTTCCATCCGGTAGCAATGGCAGAGATTTCGGCCTGAACCCTGTCTACTTCAACGAAGCCCGCCGTCTGCGCACTTGCCCGCACACGGAAATAGAGCTGTGCCTTTGCCGTTGCGGCTGGAAGCGCAGTCGAGGTCAGCGTGACTCTCTGCCAAGATCCGGTCAGAACCACCAAGTTTCCAGTGACAGTCGCAATGGCTGTATTTGCTGCGTTCCGGGCCTGAATCAGCAGCAACACGGCGAGCCCGGCAGTCCCTCGTACGTAAGCCGAATAGGTCATCACCTGACCTTCGGATACTGAGACCGCTTTCGTGGCAATCGGCGTTAAGTCGGTGTAAAGCGTGGCCGGGCTGTTCGACAAGCCAGATATGTCGATTCGCTGGGCGAGACCAGCCGGGTCAAGCGCCGAAGCGACCAAACTAGGCGTAGCGGTAACCCCTGCAGTGGAACTGATCAGCCAGCCATCAGCGGTGGTGGCTGGCGAGGTGACCCGATCAAAAGACGGGTTGAAAATCAGGTTCTCGCCGCCCACGCTCGACAGATTCGCGGTGATGTTGGTGATCGCATTCCCGGCCGCTGTCAGGTCAGTCCCCTGCTGGGTAACCGTGTTGCTCAGCGCCTGGACAGTTACAGCCTCGGCTTTGGTCGCCACCTGCGCCAAAGCGCTTGCAGCAGCTGCCGCAGCATCCGTCGCCGCCTTGTCCGTAACAGCCGCCCACGCGCTTCCCGTCCAGCGTTTTGGGGTGTTTGCGTTGTTGGTGGTATCGATCCATAGGTTCTGCGCCAATTGATCGGCAGCCGTCGGCGCCGCCGACTGAACGATGACCTTGCCCTTCCCGCCTGCCAGCGTGTTCGCGGCGTTCGCTGCGTTCTGTGCTGCCGTAACGTTCTGGTTGGTGGTCGTCAGGCTGTTGTTCAGGCCGGTGATCGCCGTGCCTTGGCTACTGATAGAGCCCTCGGCCGCAGTGACGCGGGTAGTGAGACTCTGCACTGCCGAGGCGTCCGCTTTGGTCTGGGCCAAAGCCAGAGCGTTCGCGGCGGCGGCGGCAGCATCGGTAGCCGCTTTATCAGTTACGGCCTGCCATGCACTACCTGTCCAGCGTTTGGGCGTGTTTGCATTATTGGTCGTGTCGATCCAAAGGTTTTGGCCCAATTGATCTGTAGACGCAGGTGTCGCCGACTGAACCAGAACCTTACCTTTACCGCCGGCGAGTGTGTTTGCCGCATTCGCTGCGTTTTGCGCCGCCGTAACGTTGCCGTTGGTAGTGGTCAGGCTCGTTTGCAGGCCGTTGATCTGAGTGGCCTGTGCGGTAGTCACGCCCTCGATGCTGGTGATCTTGGTTTCAGCGGTGGTGACGCGCGCGGCAAGGCCGTTTGCTGTCTGCACTGCCTGACCGACGTTCAGCCAGTAGGTCGAGTTCGGCGGTGGCGTGTTGATCGGCACGTTCTGGAGTGCCTGATAGATGATTCCGTCCTCACCGAGCGAGCCCTGCCCGGTCGTGTAAGTCTGGTCTGCCTTGTACGGCATGGAGTCAGCCAGATCCGCAATCTGATCGATCTGAGCTTGAAGCTCGTTCTGCACTTCGGTCACGGTGTTGCTGACGTCGGTGATCTGTTCGCCCAGGTCAGTCCTTACCTGATCAAGGCGTTCATTCACCGAGCCCGGGCCGTCACCGCCGATCTTGCCGATCTCTCCCAGTAGTTCCTGACCCAGCTGGCTTTCGGTGATCTCGCCGGTCAGGTAGTCGAGGATGTCATCGGCATCGGCGCTGGCCTGCCCGTTAACGACAGTTGGTGCTTGCGGGAACCACGGACCGACGTTGCCGGTGCGGTCGACGAGGCGCGCCCAGAAGAAGAACGACTGACCCGCGCGCAGGCCCTGCATGGTGTAGTCGGATTGCGGATAGGCCAGATCGGCCAGTTTGGTCGCGCTATCCAGCTGCTGCGTTTGGCTGTACCAGAGTTCAGTACGCTGGGTGTCCTCGGCTCCGGCTGGGAAAGTCCATTTCAGGCCGATGCCGAAGATCAGGCTTTCAGTGGTCAAGGAAGTGACCGCAGGCGGCAATCCTTCCTTGCCGTTCAGCTGTGTCAGGTTCGACGAGCGCCAGGTCGACGAAATGTCATAGGCGCTGACGGCGCGTACACGGGCCAAATAGCCGCCCGAATAAATACCGGTGATGTCGACACTGGTGTTACCGGTGCGCTGGACCTTGATCCAGTTACCGTTGTCCTTCCGCCATTCGACGTCGTACCCGACAGCGCCGTTTACGGCAGGCCAGGTGATCGTCATCGTGGTGACGGCGATGCCCTGGTCAATCGCAGATGTTGCGGACAGCGTAACGCTGGCCGGGGCTGGAACGACAGTGATCGGGATAACGCTGATCGGCCGCTCTTCCAGCTTCGCGCCGGTATCGATGAAAGCGAACTTGCCAGGCTCGAATTGCAGTGCCGCGAACTCGTAATCACCTTCGGTCGTCCGCTTTCTGCTCAGGACGCGGTACAGCGGTATTGCGAGGTCATCGGCGTCCAACGCCCATTGCAGCTGCGGCGCCGGCGTTTCGCTGTAAGCGGTGGTCAGCGTCACCGCGCGACCGGCAACAGACTGAACCGTGCGGCCTTCAGCCTTTCCGCTCGGCAGGTTGATGATGAGACGATCCCCAGCCTTGGCCAGGGTATCTCGGTCCAGCGTCACGACGCGTCCGGCGGCGGCAGAAATACGCCCGCCAATTTCGCGACCTGCCAGCAGCGAGTCAGCGATCGGGATGATGTAGCCAGGCAGAGGGATTTCGCCCTCCATACCGGTCTTGAACGTAACGGTCCGGTCCTGGTTGTTGCTCATCACCGCCCATTTACCGCGGCGCTGCGCTTCAGACGCACGGGTGCAGCCGATCGCGCTGATCTCGACAGGCTTGTCACCAAAGCGACGTTGCAGCTCAGGATCGGCGAAAGCGGTGACGTCGGTGTCGTAGTTGTTCGCCGGGTTGTCGTAGCTAACGATAGCCCGGGTGTACCGGGTCTTCGTCGATGCACTGCCGTACGAGAACTTGCCATCGATCACGTTCGCGCGGGTGAAAACGTAGTCGATGTCCTGCGCGCGCGGCATGTCGGCTTGCATCACGATCTGGCCTTCGGCCCAGTACGTCATGCCCCGATATATAGCGGAGACATCACGCAGTAAGGTCCAAGCCTCGGCCTTGCCCTGCAGGTTCATGTCACAGAGGAAGCGCGGCTCCTGTCCACCGACACCATCCGGCACCAACTGGTCGCAGTACTGGGCGATTCGATAAAGCTCCCACTTGTCCACCATAAACGGCTTGATGCGCTTGCCCAGACCGAATCGGTCTGCGGTGCAGATGCCGAACGTCACCCATGCCGGGTTATTGGTCCATGCCGATTTGAAGGTGCCATCCCACACGCCTGAATAGCTGCGCGCGACAGGGTCATAGTTGCTCGGAACCTGCCATTTGCGCCCGTTGCAGTCCACCGTCACGGCCGGAATGTTGGTGAACTGCTCGGCGTCGAACTCGATATAGAGCAGCGCGGTGTTCGGGTAGCGCAGTTTCGCGTCGATCACCTCTGTGTAACCGGCGACCAACATGGTGTCAGCGATCTTGTTGGTGTTCTGGTTGGGCGTGATGCGGCGAATGCGGATCTGCCAGCCTGATGTGGCCGCTGGCAAATCGATGCGGCGCGACCGCTCATAGCGAGTGGTGGTCTTGCCGTCCACGGCTTCATTGAGCACCTGCTGATATGAGCCGCCGTCGGTCGCGACATCTACCGCGTACTCGATGCGATAGCCGCCGACGTTGCCGTTCTCATCCTGTTGCTGGAGAGCCGGCCAAGCGAAACGCAAGCGTACGGCGGAAAGCTGGGTATTGGTCAGCGAGCGGACCCAAGCGGTGTCGCTGCGCAGCTCGACGTTCACCGTCGTTTCATTCTCGACCGAGGGGATGCCCGGAATATAGGACTGGTCCACCGCGCCTGTACGCCATTCCCACTTCACGTTCGGGAAATTGACATTGCCGCTGGCATCGTTGATCGGCGTGTTGTCCAAATAGAGGTTCGCAGCTGTCGGCGTTCCGTCGAACTCACCCTCACCAACAGCGATCAGGATCTTGGCGACGTTGGTAGAGCGCAGGCTATCAGCAGCCTCGGTGGGAGTCTTGGGGCTGCTGCTGCCGCCCTTGGCGCCACGGATGTCGATTTGTTCAACTGCGCCCATGCTTTTCTCCAGGCATAAAAAAACCGCCAATCGGCGGTCGGGTAATCCAGTTCAGAATCAGGTTTTGTCTTCGGCGTAGATCGATGCGGAAATGATCGCGCCACCCCATCGGCGTCGCCCGATGCAGATCGGGACCGGGTTACCGCTGGCTGTAGTGTTCTTGGCTGAGCCGAAGGCATAGGACGGTAGGTTTTCTGGTGCTGCGCTTTGCTTAAGGCCGGATGACTGCGGGCTGAGCATTTGGATAACGCCACCAAGCACCAGTGAGGCGCCGAGTGACTGGCCCCACCCCTGCATGCCGGGAACAAAAAAGGACGCGACAAAAATAACGGCACCGATGATTGTTTGGAGAATCCCCGCGCGCTTGCTGCCAGAGACGACAGGAACAATCCTCACCTCACGGGTTCCGCCCAAGTCGAAACTTTGGGTGGTTTCGTTCTTCCGATTGCGGAATATCGCGAATCTCATTCCCAAGCGGTCTAATCTTTTGATTTCTTGATCGAACCCAGGAAGGGTTGCTTTCAGGGCCTTGAATACCTCCCAAACCTGCCCGGAATCGATCTGCCTGCGATGCGCTCTACCAAATTTCTTGGCTAACGATCCGGAGAGAAGGATGGTAGTCATTGGGCTGTAGTTTGCTGCGGTCACGGACATCATCGTCTCTCAAATAAAAAGCCACCCGAAGGTGGCTAATTGTTGTTCAGAGGCAGTCTTTCACTGCCGCCTCGATGGCTGATCGCCCTACCCCAGGCATCCACGCAACACGTTGATAGAAGTTGACTCGGCTGCCGCTGGCAGACTTGCTTACTTCTACTAACTCATCGGTAAGCTGCATTGCGCCAATAACAATTCGGTACCCATCGGAGGTTTCCGACATGACCGCTTCAGACCGAGCGTCTTGCCATTTCGGAAAAACGCAGAGGGCATATTCCTTTGGCGACTTTTTGGTGTTCGCGCTTGTCGTCGGCGGGTTGGTTTTCAAATCGCTGGGAGACACGCAGCCAGCCAGAAGGGCAACAGCCAGCGCCCCTATAAAAATTCGCATGATGATCCCTCATTGAGAAAGGGCCGAGGGTAGCACCGGGCTGTCTGCCCATCCAGTGTGGACAAAAGGCCAGTAACTGGATTGGATCCAGCCGTAGTAGCTTTCCGACCTCAATCAACCGCCCTGGTCCGTTGCCTGCAACACCATGGACTGGGACAATATGACCTAGGAGGTCAAGATGGCTCTTGTACTAAATAATTTAGCGCTTTCTAGATTTAATACCCCGCCGACTGCCACAGTTAATCTTGGCGACCAAGACGGCTGCGCAGTTGTGGTCAATGTCAAGCTTGAGGGGAAGCCCTTGGATGAGTTCACTCTCAAGGAAATCGCCGCACTCGCCTTACAGGCAGCGAAGCACCTCACACATCAGGTTTGATTTGCGCCTGAAGTGAATCAATGCGTGCCGTAAGAGATGCTTCTGTAGAAGCTCTCGCGGCACACTCCGCGTTCAATTGTACATTTAAACTCGATACGGACTGGGCGAGCACCGTAACGCGTTCATCGCTGATCCGAACCATCCCAAAGGTGCTATCGGCCAGATAGGCCTCATTGATATACAACTGCCCATCAACAACGGCAAATATCTTCTGCATATTTTCTCCCGCGGCAAAGCCGCTCACTGTTTCGCGTCTTTGTGCCTGAGGATCAGGCGTGTTCTGTCTAGCCAAGGCCCGCCAAAAACGATGATCTCGGACGGCTTGCCGTACATGTGGTGAAGCAGGAACGGTCCGGCGCCGTGTACTGCCGTTGGCTCTTCCGGCAGGTTTGGATCGGCGCCGAGATAA